ACCAGCGTAATAAAGTCGGCTGTAAAAAGTCCCAAAAACTTAATCATTTTCTCAAAACCTAAGGTGGGTAAAACCACACTGCTTTCCAAACTTGAGAACTGCTTGATTATAGATCTTGAGAATGGTACAGATTACATAGACGCTATGAAAATCAAAGCTTCAAATGTTACTGAACTTAGTAATATAGCACGTGCTATTTTAGAAGCAGGTAAACCATATAAGTACATTGCAGTTGACACAATTACTGCGTTAGAAGAAATGTGTATTCCACTGGCGGAATACAACTATTCTAAAAGCTCTATGGGTACCAACTGGTTCAAAGCTGGTGGAGGTAAAGAAAAGTATGGTTCTATCCTGAACATGGCCAATGGTGCTGGTTACCCATGGTTACGTCAGGCATTTGAAACTATGCTAAACATGCTGAAAGGTCTTGCTCCACATGTGATTTTGGTAGGACACATTAAGGACACGCTTCTGGAAAAAAATGGTTCAGAATTTAATTCACTGGACCTTGACCTTACAGGTAAACTAAAACGCATCACCAGTTCTAATGCTGATGCAATTGGCTATTTGTACCGCAAAGGCAACAAAAACATTCTAAGTTTCAAAACTTCAGATGACATTGCCTGTGGTGCTCGTCCTGAACATCTTCGCAATGCAGAAATTGTTGTTTCTGAAGTAAATGAAGATGGATCAGTGACACATAACTGGAATAAAATTTTTATTGACTAACCATTTAAAACCTTAAAAACAAAAAAACTATGTTTAATTCAAAAAAATTCAACCCCAACGCAGGAAGTAACTATCCTAAGATTATGAGTCCAGGCACTCATTATTGTCGCATCATTGACCTGAAGCTTGACAGGCCACCCTACTCTCCAGAAAAAGAGCCCTACTTTGTAGTGCTGACTTTGGAAGGTGTTGATCTAGGTGATGATTTTCAGGGCATTGCCATTGACAAGAATGACCCTTCACGTGGAAACTACCGTGGGCAGATTGCCAACGTGCGTTCAGGACGCTATCCTTTTACCACCTACACCTATGAGGGTCGTACTATTCAGCGCGATGACCAGATTTTTCGCTGGGTGAACAACCTTGCCAAGCAACTAGGTGTACTGGACAAGATGAATGCTGACAACGTAGAGGCGACTACTATTGAGGAATATGTTGATGCTGTCAGAAACTATGTGGTTAACCCAGAATTGTGGGCCTATCACACCATTGGCGGTCAAGAATACTTCACTGAAGGTTATGACAAGCCTAACTACCGCATGTTTTACCCAAAGCCTGAAGGAAAACTGCTTCCTTTTGCTGGAGTGGAAGATGAAAACGGTCAGCCGCTGAACCTGCTTACTTTTGATCGTGCCAAGCACATTGTAGTAAAAACAGAAGATGTAGCTGAAACTGTGGGTAGTTTTTCTGGCCAGCAAATGCCACAAGGAAATCCTATGGACATGTTGAATGTCTCGTCTTCTAATGGGATTACAACTACACAAGTTCAGTTTCAAACTACTACCCCAGGTATTGCAGATTTGAGACTTCCCTAATCTTTAACCCAGCAACAGAATTAAAGGGGTGGGAAGCATTTCTCATCCCTTTTTTTCTGTGCTTTTCCCAGCAGTTATGTTTTCAAGCAAACAGTTTATTGAGGATGTCAATCATGTTCCAGTTACTTGGATCTTTGAAAACTACCTGGGTCTTCCAGAGCCTTTGACAGGCCAACGTGTACGCATTAACTCTTTGTTTAATCCCAATGACAAGACACCGTCCATGTACTTGTACTACAACAAAGAGGCAGAATCATACCGCTACAAGTGTTTTTCTACCGGCAAGGGAGGCAGTGCAGTGGATTTGATGATGCACCTGTGGAATGTGAGCTTTGTAGAAGCTTCTAAAAAAATCATCACCGACTATGTAGCGTATCAGCGTTCTGGTAAAATCTGTGAGACCAAGATCATTGAACACGCACGCTGGCAAGTGGCTGACTACAAAGTCAGACAATGGACCAAAGATGACGCTGCTTTTTGGGGCTCTTACAATATTTCTAGCAAGCTTTTAGAAAAGTACAATGTCGTACCTATAGCGCGCTATATTATGCAGAAAAAAAGTGGTGACAACAATGTTGAGCAAGAGTTTGAAGTGGTCAGCAAGTTTATCTATGGTTACTTTAACCAAGAAGGTCAGCTCTACAAAATCTATCAGCCCAAAAACCGTGAGCGCAAATTTATCAAACTTTGTAATCACACCCAGGGCTATGACCAGTTGGAGGACAAACCTTATTTGGTAATTGCATCCTCTTTGAAAGACTGTCTTGCTATCAAAAGTATGAATCTAAACTGTGATGTTATTGCTCCTGACAGCGAAAACACCATGTTTAGCGATGACTTAATGACAGAATTTAAGCAGGTTTATTTGGCTATTGTCACTGTTTTTGATAGTGACCAGGCAGGTATTCAAGCGATGAAGAACTACAAAGAACGCCACGGCCTACCATTTATCTATATACCATTGGAAAAAGACATTGCTGAAGTGGTAAGAATACATGGTGTGCAGAAAGCGATGGCAGAATTTGTACCTCGCCTGGACATTGCAGTAAGCAAATATCTTGAAGAAGACCCTGATCACTTTGGTTTATTATAGAGTTTTAACTACTTTTGTAGAGCTTCATTAATCCCAAAACCCTATGAACCATTGGATTTATTCTCTTACAGGCAAAGCTGTTCTGCAATTAGAAGATCTGCCTAACCACAATGAAATTGTAGGTTTTGTCTACAAAATCACTAATCTAAAAACTGACAAGTTTTACATTGGTAAAAAAAGTCTTCACTCCTCAAGGAAAACAAGACTATCAAAAAGAGAAAAGACAACTACAGGTACCAGAAAAATCTTTAAAAAGGTTGTCAAAGAGTCTGATTGGCTTACATATCATGGTTCTTCAGCTGACCTGAAACATGATGTAGCAAGACTGGGACCTGAGAATTTTAAACGAGAGATCCTTGAGCTCTGCTGCACTAAAAAATACCTGACCTTTTGCGAGTTGTCCTGGCAGATCAAGCATGATGTGCTGAAATCAAACAGCTACAATGGTAACATCCTAGGAAGGTATTATGGCAGAGACATGGAAAACTGCAAATGTTAACATCACAAAAAAAAAGTAAATGGCAACACCCAAGTTTATAGCACCCGACATCTCTTTTTCAGATCGCATGCAAAAAGAGGAAGAGTTTTTTTCTAGACCCTTTTTATTGTCATATTCAGGACTTAACAGACTCTTGTACAGTCCTGCACTTTTCTACAATCATTATGTGCTGGGTCAGCGCGATGATGTAGAAGACCGCAACACGATTGAAGGTAAACTTATTCACTGTTTGCTGCTCAATCCAGAAAATTTTGACAAAGAGTTTGTGCTGAGCGCACAGGACATTCCTTCTGACAATCCACGTCAGCTTTTGCAGACGTTATTCAATCACTACAAAGAACTCAAGCAGCATAACCCTGAAGACACGCGCGAAGAACTGCATGAATTTTCAGGTGCAATCATTGACATTCTTTCAGACATGAACCTGTACCAGTCACTGAAGACTGACACGCAGCGTCTGGACAAGATTATTACTGAAAAGCATGTGTCTTACTGGGACTATCTTAAGCAATCACAAAATCGCACTATTGTAGATCATGATACATACAATTTTGCAAAAAGTGTAGTGCAAAAAATTAAAGACACTCCTGCTGTTATTGATGTCATGGGTTTCTTTGAAGATCCACTGCGTGGAGTGATTAAGCAAAATGAGGTAGAGTTGGTCAAGTTTTCTAACAATCATCCTTTTGGCATCAGAGGTTTTATTGACAACCTGGTGATTGATCCTTCCACAAAGACTATTAAGGTCAATGACCTTAAAAAGTCAAGCAAAGACATCTCTTCTTTCAAAGACTCTATTGAGTACTACCGTTACTACCTGCAGGCTGCTATTTACCACCGGCTGGTAGAACACGTTTATCTCAGTCGTCCTGAGTACAAAGACTTCAAGATTGTCTTTCGCTTTGTGGTAGTAGATCCTTATATGCAGATAGCACCTATTCGCGTGTCTGATGAAAAAATGCAAGAGTGGCTTAACATCTTGGATGAAAAACTTGCACAAGCAGTGCATCACTTTGAAACAAGAGACTTTGAGTTACCCTATGAATTTTTGATCAACACTGAAGTAGTACTATGATATCTGAAATCTATAAGAAGTACTTTCAGAAGTCCTTTACGTTCCTGTATCCCTTACTGGGGTTCAAAAGAGCAAAGCACCCGCGGCCATTGCAGACATATATCTGTTGGCAAGGCACAGGTTTTTCTGCAGATAAGCGCAAGCTGATCTGCGTTTTTGAAAAACAAGACACAGAAGAATGGAAAAACTTTGAGGCTAACTTTTTAGTCACGCACAAAATGCTGGAGCAGATCGTTCCTATTGATGACAGCATTGTAGTATATATCTTTGATTTGCACAGTTTTGCTGCTGATTATGATAATTTTATCAATGGCAAATACTCATTGTTTTCTGTTCAGGTGAAGAAACTTCTGACAGACTATTATGGAACCCATACACCTGAGTGGGTCTACATAGAGTCATTTTTATTTCCTAGCAAATATTTCAAGCAATACGCAGACATCCTCAACATGCAAGAATGTGTACTCAGAGAAGTGGGTGAGCTCTGCGACCTGCTTGACATTACAAAGGAAACCTGCACTGTTCAGGTACCCATTGACATTGAGCAGCTTCACTAACTTTTAAAATTTAACAAACAAAAATCCATGAGTGTATTGACCACTAACAACATGCTTGTATACAGCACTGACTGGTACGGGCGTAAGTCTTTTCGCATGCTTCCAATGCATGAGGAATGTCCTTTTAATGAAGTGATCTTTGACCCCAACACTGGTGTGCTGGCAGTTATTAGTCGCGATCAGAAAGAGAAACCTCACATGTTGCCCAAACTCAATGACAAGGGCATGCCTATTCCTTTAAAAGCTGGCAGTGATGCTACACAACCGCGCTTTATTGAAGAGCGCCGCATGATGGAAACCTACTATGAGTATTATCTGGACAACCCAGAAGACATTGAGCGCTTTGTAGAGCTTTTTGCCTTTAATCCAGATCATCCATCACTTGCAGTAATTAGACAAAACAAGCAAGACGAAGAACCTAAACAAGAAGGCTAATGCAACCACAGCAAAAGTTCTGGGTAATGGACTATGAGACCATTGTCAACTGCTTTGTTGCTGTGTTCAGTGCTTATGACTCCGAAGAGCAGCATGTTTTTGTTGTCAATCGCGATAAAAACGACATGCCTGCTTTTTTGGAGTTTCTTAAGCAAAATCAAGCAAGCAAAGACTGGCACTTTGGTTACAACAACCTGTCCTTTGATGCTCAGATTACCGAGTACATCATACAGAACGCTGGCTACTTTACTGGCAGATCTGCAGAAGAAATTACCACAACAATTTATCAGTACGCCCAACATGTCATTGGGAAGACTGATCGCAAGGAGTTTCTTGACTATCCAGAATATAAGCTGAGCATACCTTGTGTAGACATCTTCAAACTCAATCACTGGGACAGTAATGCCAAGCGTACTTCTCTGAAATGGGTTCAGTTTTCCATGGACTGGAACAACGTTGAAGAGATGCCACATCATCACTATGAACCCGTAAGAGATGATGAAACTTTGCAAAAAGTAGTGTCGTATTGTATCAATGACGTGGCGTCCACCAAGCAGATCTTTCTGCTTAAAAACGCTAAAGGTGAGCAGATTATGGCTTCGCAGATTAACCTGCGTGCTGAACTTAGTGCCACCTATAATCTTACCCTGTACAGTGCATCAGAGCCTAGAATTAGCAAGGAGATGTTCTTGCACTTCTTAAGTGAAAAGCTGAACAGGGATAAGCGCGACATCAAAAACATGCGCACAGAACGCTCCCATGTTACTGTCAGAGATATTATACTTCCCTATGTAGGCTTTTCTACTCCAGAGTTTACCAGTGTTCATAACTGGTTTAAATCTCTAGTGGTAAATACAGCAATCCTAGATGAAACAGAAGAGTCTCAAAAGAGCAAGGGTCCCAAGCACCGAGTGATCTTTAAAGAGGTTCCCACAGACTATGGTCTGGGAGGACTGCACGGTTGTGCTTCTTCTGGTATCTATTCTGCAGGGAAAGGCAAGAAGATCCTTTCAGCAGACGTGACGTCGTTCTATCCTAACCTGGCTATCAAGAACCGCTGGGCTCCTGCACACATCCCTAAGGATGATTTCTGTGAGCTGTATGAGTGGTTTTTTGAAGAGCGCAAAAAGTACCCTAAGTCTTCTCCTCTGAACTATCTGTTCAAGATTATCCTGAACTCTACCTATGGTTTGAGCAAGAACAAGTATTCGTTCCTGTATGACCCTGAGTTTACTTTCAGGATTACAATCAACGGCCAGTTGCTGCTTACCATGCTCTATGAGATGATTGCCACACGCATTCCAGGAGCACAGCCACTGATGCAGAACACAGATGGTTTGGAGTTTCTTATTGATGAGCAATACGAAGAATTGTTTTACCAGATTTGCAAAGAATGGGAAGCAATGACACAGCTGCAGCTGGAAACAGTAGAGTATAAGAAGATGATCATTGGTGATGTCAATAACTACATTGCCATAGATACTTCTGGCAAGACCAAGTGCAAAGGACGTTTTGAGTTTGAAGAGCTCCCACTGCACAAAAACAAGTCTATGCTGATTATTCCTAAGGCCTGGTATGCCTACTTTGTACATGGCATTGATCCTGCTGAGTTTTTACAAGCCAACCGCAACATCTATGACTATTGCGCTGGTGCCAAGCTCAGAGGTGACTGGTACTTTATGAAACACAGTATTGAAAACACATCCTTTATCAAAGAAAAACTGCAGAAACTAGTTCGTTACTACATATCCAACCAAGGATGCAAGATCATTAAGTGCAACCCTGATGGCAGGGAAATACAACTTGAAAGTGGTAGATCTCTTCAGACCATTTTCAACAGACATGAAAACAAGCCCTGGTCTGAGTACAACGTCAATGAACAGTTTTATTTGGACAAGATCTATGAAGAGATCAAGAAGATAGAAAAGTCTTCTCCTGTATTACCACGTAAAGAACAACACATTCAACTAACATTTTTTTAAGATGAAAAGAACCATAAACGGCATGATGGCTTACTCCAAGATGATTGGTTCACCATTGCCAGCAAAAACAGCTACATACACACCGATTGCTCACACAGCAGTAATCAACCGTGTGAGAAGTGAAATCACATCAGCAGGCTATATTATCACTGGTGAAGAGTACCGCGCCACCAACGACGGTCAAATAGCCATTGGTACATTTCGCATGAACTACAAAACTGACCCAGACATAGAACTAAGCGCAAGCTTTTTGAACTCTTACAACAAACAGTACGCGTTTCGCTTTAGCCTGGGCGGTCTTGTAAAGATTTGCAATAACGGCATGATGCTGTCCAATAACAAGTTTGGCAGCTACAAGCGTGTGCACACAGGTGCCGCAGGAATGCTGGCAGAAGGCAAGATCTCAGAGTTTATCAACGACTCTGATGTTTACTGGAGCACGCTTGTTCAGCACAAAGACCAACTTAAAGAAGTGCTTCTGCCAAGCACCGCGCAACATGACATATTAGGTGAGCTGTTTTTCAGAAAGAAACTTCTGAACACTATGCAGCTCAACACCATTCGTGCAGAAATGGTCAATCCCAGCTTTGACTACAAGGTTGACAACGACTCTGCTTGGGCCTTGTATAATCACATTACCATTGCACTGAAAGACTCGCATCCTTCAGACTGGATGAATCATCAGGTTATGGTTCATGAGCTTTTTGAAAAAATGCTTGACCTGGGTGAGGACGATGATCTATCTACAGAAACTGAAACTGAAGTAAACACATTGTATGAAGAAGAAAAAGAATCAGAAGTAGTAGAAGATGTGTCAACGTTTCCCTTTTAACCTGTAAACCAAAAAGAAAAGAGAGAGGCATTGTCCTCTCTCTATCTTTTTTTAACCACTGACCACCATGCAGATTCCTGATATTATTGAAGATGCTTATCGCAAGCTTTACAAAAAGAAGACGCGTATTAGCAAGTTTTACATTCTAAAACGCTACCTGCGTCTCAAATACAGGCTGGAAATTTCCAAAAACTGTTTGTTTAACCGCATAAAAACTTATTCTAAAACAACATGATAACAACACCCGTCAACCTTATTGGTATTTCTGGCAAGATTGGTTCTGGCAAAGACACTGTTGGAAAAATTATACAACTGCTTACACACAAGCACCATTATTCTGACGGTCTTGTGTTGCATTTTCTTAAAAACACTCCAGCTAGTATTGATCTAAGTCACTGGGCTATTAAAAAGTTTGCAGGAAAACTTAAAGAAGTAGCTTCAGCTTTGACAGGCATTCCTATGTACAGATTTGAAGACCAGGAGTTTAAAAAACAAACGCTACCTGCAATGTGGGACTATCCTGTTGAAGTAGCTCCTGGACAAATTTACATGGCACCTATGACCGTGCGTAAACTCTTACAAAAGTTGGGCACTGAAGCCATGCGTAACGGATTGCATCCTGACACATGGGTAAATGCGCTTATGTCTGAGTTTATTCCCTATTCAGCAAGAGGTAGTGAGTATGAAGAAATGGCCTCCAAATGGATTATTACTGACACACGCTTTCCTAATGAAGCACAAGCTATCAGGAAGCGAGGCGGCGTAGTGATACGCATCAACCGCGACATTGACAATGGAACTCATCCCAGTGAGACAGCGCTTGACAATTATAGTTTTGACTATATCATTGACAATAATGGTACTATGGAAGATCTAATCAGCAGTGTCAGATACGTGTGTCGTGTTCTAAATCTTATTGACCTTCAAACCAATCCTGCATGAGCACAGAAAGATATCTTGTCATCAACAATGACACTATGGATATAGAGTACATCATAGAAAGCAATGATGATTGTCACGTGCTCAGAAGATCCAACTCAAAAACATGGTCTGAAAACGTTCACTACTCAAAGATTTTGTCTATTACAGACACCGGTGAAGGTTACAAAATTGACTGGGAAGAAAAACCTGCAAGAGTAATGGACTATAGTGCAGCTGCAGAACTCACACTGCTGCTTAATTTTCTTGAAAAGAAAGACAAAAACCCTTTGGAGTATCAGATGGTGAATGTCATTAACCTGCGCCAATTGCTGTAAAACGAAAAGCCCCCTGAATAAGGGGGCCTTTCTGAACAGAAGAAAGAAATAACCAACTACCTCTGGTAGTATATCTTTATGCTTCATTGACAGACAAGCTGCCATTAGAAGCAAGGTGTATTTTTCTGATATTCTCAGGAATACTGTTGTATAAAGGACGTCTGACTTGTGAGAGTCTTGCTTTGTCTATACGCACTATAGATACCTTGTTTCCTTGGTTTCCACCTAGCACATGATACGCGCTAGTATCCTCACCAATATAAATGCCAACATGCCCGCCGCCTTTGCGAGTAAACGTCAAAACATCTGCAAGCATTGCATTTTGTGGATCTACTTGCACACCAAAACTATTCCAGGCAAGTGCTCTGAGAGGTATAGAGGGAACTGGCCTTCCAGCTCTGTGCATCACAACTGCCATAAATAAACCACACCAAGCAACTTCATCACTGGTATACATGCTTTGAAGACCTGTTTCTTTTGCCCAACCCATAATTACAGGGTTTGGTTTAGGTCCTACAATTTCTTCAGTGCCATACAGCTCCACAGCTTTAAGCAGGTGTCTTGGTGCAGGCGCTTGACTAAGCC